TGGTAAAGGTCTGTGATTTCGGTTTGTCCATTGATAAACTTATCAGTTTCTTCTTTAGTTGCTGCTAAAGGAGTTTCTTTTGGTTTAACACGGATTGTTGTTACAGGGTAAGAAGTACCACTGTCTTCAGCTGATACTACTTCAACAGTAATATCTCTACCTTCATTTGGGTCAGTAATATCACCATAATCAGGATCTGCGATGTAACCAAGAATTTCTTGATATACAGTTTTTCCAAAGCCCCAGAATCTTACACCTTCACCTTCTTCACCTCTTACCAATACTGGTACGAATGTTCTAAGTTTCGGCTCCATTTTCTTGGCAGCTTTCCAATCTTCTTTATCACCCATTCTTTTCAACTTATCAGCGAACTCAACGATAGGGTCAGGTCTGCCAAAAGAAGATGGAGATAGATAAGATTTGTTGTTAATGTTGTAGTGAAAGAATAATTCAATAAAAGGATTCTCTTTGTTGAATTTGTAAGGGACTAAACGAATAGTGTGTTTGCCCGGAGCTGGTTTCCAAAGTTCTACTTTCTTTGAAGTTGTGCTTTGTAGTTTGTTCAGTCTACCTCTGATTGCGTCTAAGTTAATAGCCATTTTTTTGCGTTTTAAGAGTTTATGTTTTATGGTTTTATTTAGGTGAGTGTCCTTCACCCTCTATGTATATAAATATTAAGAGATTACAAATATACGACAAATTATTGGAATTACCAAATGTTTTTTGAAGTATATTTTATAACCGAATTAAGCATTTATATGGGTTTGAGATTTACTCAAAGATACGAAAAATACCTGATACTACCAAATAAAAAAGGGAGTATTTAACTCCCTTTCTTTTTATGCTAATAAATGATAGTATTCTTTAAAGTGTTTGATTCTGTCAGGCAATCCGATTGTTCCTCCGTTTACTCTTTTAGTAATAGATGTTACAACAGTATCACCTGCTCCACCATCTGCTAATTTGTTCAATCCATTCTTAGACCAGAACCATGCTGCCGATAATAATGCGTAGTTGCTACTAACTGCATCTGGATTTGATGCTATATCTTCACCAATTGCTTTACCGAATTGAGTGTAGTTATCTCTACCTGTTAATTGGATATATCCTCTACCTCTGAATTTGTAGCCATCTCCACTTGCTTCAGAACCATTACTCATACGATTTGCATAAACTTTGTTTGCAATCTTTTGTGGTTGTCTAGCATACGGAGTTGCTGCTGCTTCAGTTGGGAAATATTTCTTAAAGATACCAGCCAATCCTTTAGCTGAATAGTTTAAGTTTTCTTGTGTTACTCTAAATCCACCACTCTCGTGTCCACATTGTGCTAAGAAGTGTGCCAATCTCAATGGAGTATTAATTTGGAACTTAGCTGCCGTATCAGGAATCATAGCAATAACCGCATCAGGAATATGTCCTTTAAGTTTATCTAATTTTAATCCACCTACCGGTGCTATTGGTGCAGATACGATTGGAGTAGGGGCTGCTACAGATTCTCCCATAATCTTTGCCCAAGTTGATGGTCCTACAATACCATCTGCAGTTAAACCATTCTTTGCTTGCCATTCTTTTACAGCTGCTTCGGTTTTAGGTCCAAAGTTAGTTACCGCTGGTTCAATACCCAGCTTTTGTTGCATTAACTTTACGTTTTCGTTATTATCTCCTTTTTTTAATAACATGATACTTAATATTTTTTAATTTCTTTATATGTTATAACTTCTTTTGGTTTCATAACTATTTCATTCCATAGAGATGTTTTATCATCTTTACAGTCCTCCACATTTCGGCAAAGGTTATTTTCATTATCAGGATATGATAATCTAAACATATTAACTGCTTTATTACCTCTATCAGTTGCAAATGTTTTTGCATCCGATTTAAATGCTGCTACTAACGTTCCGGTTACCTTTACTAAAAAATTAGCATCAGGCCTAAAAAATTCTTTAGCCTGTGTTGTAAATGTGGATATTGAAAATTTATATCCGTTTTTAGTTGCATCTATTAAATTAATCAAACCAGCTTTAGAAGTCCAATGTAATGCCGTTACTTCCTCATCAGTCGTTCCATATGTATCAATGGTAAATTGTTCATCCATTAAAAGATATGGTTCTATTGCTCCTCTACTTTGAAAGAACGCAATTTTATCATTATCTATATTAACTATATAATCTTTGTAATCCTTTCTTAAAGACCAAACTCTATGGTTTACAAAATCTTCAATGAAATCTAATACCTTTTTTCTTGTCAAATCAGCAAATTGCTCAGTTTCAATATATAATTGATGTGAGAAATATTTGTTAATTAATTGTATGAGTTGAGGACTATAATCGATAGTTCCACCTCTAGTATCAAATCCCTGCTTCTCTAAAGCAAGAAATTCTTTACATATGGCTTCCCATTCTGCGATTGTGTGAAATGAACTTTCTGGTTTGAAATATCCTCTAACTGCATACATAGTAAATATAAATATTACTCTGTTTTATTTCCCTCACCAAAGTCAATTACTTCAAAAACTCTTGTTTGAATTTTCTTAGTTCCTTCGGCGTTTGTTAATATGATTGAATTCTTAAACTTCTGCCAATTGATGACAAAAGATGTATCTAACACCCCACCATTTTCCTCCTTAACCAATTCGTTAAGAGCGTTTATAGTGTAAAGTGAGTTTGATTCTTTCTTTCTATGTATTAGGATTGTGTTTTCCAATGGAGTCTCCGGTTGGAAAGCTGTATCTATGTTGTACGTTACAAACAATTCTTCTAAATTGGACTTGTTTTGTAATATGTATATATAGTTGTAAACTATATGATAGGTCTCTCTTATTTGTTGTAAGGTGTTTTGTAACTCCTCCTTTGTTGTAAATGTACAAAGTAACTGTGTCTTCATTCTTCCTCTTGTTTCTTTTATTACCTATAAATATCAAAAACCAAAAGGAAGGGTAAAAACGGACTATTTTTTAGCTTCTTTTGCTTTTCCCTTTAAACAACCTTGCATTTCTTTACCCAATCCACTAACAACAGATTTAGATTCTCCTTTAGTACGATATACTTCTTTACCCAATTCTGCTTTTGTTTTTCCGTTTACGAATATAATAGAATCATCTTTTGGAGATACTCTAACTCTTTTTTCTAAATGAGAAACCAATCCTTGTCTACCTTCAGGGGTATCCAATTTACCAGCATATCCAGAAAGTTCTGCCAAACATTTTCTATAATATTCAGGCTCAACATTATCACCACCTATGTTTTGAGAACTAACACCATCTCTTTCACCTAATATATAAGATGAAAAGTGCATTCTATGTAGGAAATCCTTTACATATGCTTGTTGATGTGGTCCATTATCTGCATTTTTATCGTATGGATATGATGGTGGATTTGTTCCTTTATCTGCTTTTTGTATAGCACTTACCAATTCGGTGTGGGCTTCACCCATAACATCTCTACGAGTTTTAGCTGCATCTCGTAATCCACTTGCTGTTTGTGCTAAAGAACTCAATTCATCTGCTGTTAAATTGAATAAAGGTGCCGTTTTACCAACATTATCTTTTGTTGTTCTTTCCAACAATTCACTAACTTTTGTTAATACTTTAATTGCAGCGGTTGGTGGTGGAGTATCCCCAGCACAAGCAATAACAATTGAAACTGCATCTTTTTCTGATTTTACAGGTGTTTCAATTCCCAATTCAGCTGCTTTAGTATCAAACCATTTTTTACCTTTACAATCATCTAAGTAGTTTTTCGTACCACCACCTCTTACAGGAAATGCACTTACTACTTTTGCTATAATTGCATCTTGTGCATTTTTTTGAGCTGGTTTTAATGAATCTCTACTATCATCAAACTTTCTACAAGCATCTTCAATACCTGCCGAAGCTTCTGCTACCTTTTGACTTATTACACCAAATGCTTTTTCTAACTTAGGGTCTAAATTTCCACCTAAAGTTTCTCTCATAGCCTTTATCTTCTCATCAACAGATGTATTATTATGTGGGTCATTGTATGCACTCTTATTAGAAGTATGTTTAAAACCAACAGTACCATCTTCTCTCTGATACATAACACCAGTATCACTTTCAACCAATGTATCAATATAATCCAATTGTTTTTGATAATGTTTTTTCTCTTTTGGAGTTCCTGCATTTTTCATCATTTCTTCAAAATGCTTTTTTAACATAGCCTTAGATTGCTTGTCCATAATAACTCCCATCGGATATGGGTCTTTTTGAACTTTTGCTGCTTTATATTTTGGTTGATACATTAAAACAGCAACTTCAGTTTTTGCAGTTTCCAATGCAATCTTAGCCCATCTCTTTCTATCTTTTGGTGGAATTTGTTGAGCTAATTCCGTTTCCATTATTTCATTTATAATATCATTTTCTTCTTGTGGTGTTAGTTTTCCACCTTTCTTCCAAACCTGATTAATGTACTTTCCTCCATTTAATTCTCCTAATGATGAACCCGGAGAACCAGCTGGTCTTAAATAATTATTATTTATTTCAGCTTGTCTTTTTAACATAAAATCAATTGCAAATTTTGATTTGTTTTTAGATTTATTAAAATCAGCTTCAGCTTGTGTAATTCTATCCTCAACATATTTTTTAAGTTGAGCTGGTTTCATTTTTGAAAAATCAGGAGCTTCTTCCACATCAGCTTCTTTTTTCTTTTTGGCCGCCGCAGTTGCTCTTTTTTGATTTTTAGGTTCAATTGTTTTAAGCTTAACAGTTTTACCTTTTGCTGTTCTTTTAGTAACAACCGCTTCAAACAACATATAAGCCCAACTTTCATCACCCTCAACTAATACTTTTTCAACAACATTTTCAGTTGTTACATATTGTGCAGGTCCTCCGGGTTTATCCGAATAGTACCCACCACCTAAACTATATACTGTACCTCCATTTTGTTTTGATGGTTCTTTGGGTTCAGGTAATTTTTCTTCTGGTTTTTCAGCTTTAGGTTGTGCATTCTTACTCTTAATCATATCATCTACTAAATCAACATGCCCTTCACCTGCTATACTAATAGGTATTTTACCTTGTGCTTGTAATTCTTTTGTTTTCTCTAAAAGATTTTCATCTCTAGTTTCATTGAATGCAACCTGAATATCATTTATCTTTGTTTCCTTATCACCATTATCTTTTGGGAATGATAACCTATATAATGTTCCTCTATCACCAGTTCCTTTCCAATCATTTTCTTCACTTGGCTTTTCACCCGTTGGATTATCCCAATTTTCTATTGGTGGCAATCCAGCTTCTTTAGCTGCGTCTTGTAAGAATTGCTTACCATTATCATCTAAATAATCTTCGGCTTTCATTCTATTGTCAGGGTCATTTGGGTCTAAACCCTCACCTTCTCCCTGCCCAACCATACTTGCCCAGTTACCTGCTAATATTTGATTATCTTCAAGACCTGTTTTTTCTTTTTGCTTTTTATATAATTTAGATTCGCTATTATGCACATCCATATCATCACCATCCCAACTATCTATTGTAGCACCCATTTTTTTGAATTCTTCGGATGCGTGTATTTGCTCA